TCTCAATATGTCCTGTACTTGTTTTTAAAAATAATTCTAATTGACAAGCACCTATTATATGAGAATTATGTAAAAATCTAAAACTTGTATTATCATCTAATTGATGTATTATTCCATAATCATAACTATATGTTAAATCTAATGTATTATAAACATCATCTTCATTGTAAAATGGTTCAAATTTAACTCCACGTTTTTTTGATATATACTCAGCATCTTTCCTAATTATATTTGCTGAATCTTTTAGCATTGGTTTTAATAATTTGGCAGTTATGTCTGTAGTTATTATTTTACCATTAAAACCATACTTTATTAATTTAGGCAATAAACCCATATGATCTATATGAGAATGATTGATAAACACATAATTTATGTTTTTAGTTTTAAAAGGGAAGTGTTTAGCATTGTCTTTATAGTCTTTTATTGAATTTGAACTTTGTATCATTCCACATTCTAAAAGTATGTTATTATATTCTGTTTCTATTAAAATCATAGAACCAGTTACACTTACACTATTGTTACCGATAAATGAAATCTTGATTTTTGATTTTTTCTTTTTACCCATATGATTCACTAATCATAAGATATCAATTCCTCTCGGAAAATTTTTGTTGCTACTATTATTTACTAATCTTTCTTATACATTTCTCTATTAATTAAATCGATCATATAATCTGGAACTGTAGGTTTTTTTCTGCGTGATTTCTTACCTTTTCCAATAGTAGACAAGTCAGGATACTTCCCACCTTCCATTTTTAAAATATTGTTTTTAATTAACCATTCTTTTTCTTGTTGAGATATTGATTTCAATGTTTAAATTAATTCTCCTTTTGTATTTTATTTTATTTTATTTAGTTTTTGTATTTAATTAGCATTCACTCATCATGAGCAAATTTATTTGTCAAATTAAAAAGAGAGTAAGGCGTTAACCAAACTCTCTAGGTGTAGTCCGAAGACAACCACCGCAATTCAATATGTATTTCACATTAGATTTTTCTTGCATATAGTAATAAAACTCTTTATTTATAATAGTTTGTAATTAGTTTCTATTTTCGACTATTTCTAATTTCATTCATTCTATCTCTATCTAATTTCATTTTTTCTTTTTTAGCACAATCGCTACAATATTTATTTTTATTATTTTTTACCATAATCAATCTACCACAATTTTCTCCTTCACAAATACCTATTTTATACCCTTTAAATTTTAAATATTCATAAATAAAATTTCTAAAGTCACAAATTTCAATCGCAACTTCTCCATCATTTTTAGTAAATAAAACTTTTATATTAGTACAATCAACTATTCTTGATACTTCTAATAATCCCATATTGCCTAATTTATTAATCATTAAATTTTGTTCTTTTTTACTTACTGTCATTTTAGTATCACTAAAAATATCTCTTAAATTTGAATTAACCCAATTAGTTTCATTATTATTTAACTGATTATATATTTTTGAATAAACAAGTAAAATAAATGCTAATTTTTCTAATCTTAAATTGTTAATATTTTTAATTATATTTAATTCATTTTTATAAATAATTATATTATTAATATCAACAAATTCAATCTTTTCTAATTTACTGACTTGATATATAATTCTTTTTATAATATCTTGCCAATCCATAAAATTATATTTCTTATGATACTTTCCCATAAAATTATCAATAGAATCAATAACTTGTTCTTTATCTTGACCAATCTTAAAAAAATGTTTTGCCAATAACTTTATTGTAATACTTGGTTTTTTATCAATATATCCATCATTTAATGATTTATTTAACAATGCCTTTTCATTTAATATTATCTTCATTAATATCCTCCGTAATCATAGAAAATTTATTACCCCCAAATTCAATATCTCCATCTATATTTATAATAGGGTATGATACTTTATAATTACTATTTTTTAACAAATTATTAATAATTTCATCACCACAAATATCCCATGCAAATTGTTTTGAATTATTATTTTTATAGCAAATACTAACTACAATATTACATAATTCTTCTGTATTACTACACAATTCATATGCTTTTTTCTTAAAATTATCTTTCATAATTACTCTATGTATTTTACTTTCTTCTTTATCAACTCTTTTATTTTTAATATTCTGAGAATATTGTTGTGTTTTTTCAATATAGTCATGGTACAATTTATTAATAGCATCATATCTACCTTTAGAATATTTAGTATCTGTCATTAATATTGAATAATCAAAATTATTATTACTATTATTTAAATTATAATTATCAAACTCTTCTTCTATTTTCCAACAAATAATATTCATTACTGATTTACTTAATGATACTGGCATTTTTAAATAATAATATTTAATAAAATTTTCTTGTTCTTTTGTTTTATTTTCTAAAAGTATTAATTCATCTATAGTTAATCCAAATCTCATAAGGCAATTATTTTTTGTTTGATTTATATATCTATCATATACTTTCTTCCTATATGGATATATATAATTAAAAAAATAAGGTTTTTTATTTGCTACAATACTCTTATCAAAATCACTAATAGCAGAACGATAATCATACCATTCTTTAGGTATTTTTTTACTAACTATACCTTTAATTTTATCTATCGCATTTTGTTGATAATTTTGCCCACACATAATTCTATTTAATACTTCTTTATATTCTTTACTATCTTCTTTAAATTTTGCTAATACATCAAACATTGAAGTGATATGATTTGTTGTTACACCTATATCATCTCCAAATCCATCTTTATTTGATTTTATAAAATCTTTTTTCTTAGGAATTATTTTATCTGCTGTTTTTTGCACACAAAATATTGCATCTGTTTCTTTAATAGAATTAAGTATATATTTGTTGTTTGTGGTAAATACTGCATCTGCGTCCTTATCGAGACCATTTAAAGCATGAGCAGTAGTATCCCATGAATTAAAAATTGTAACTGTATTCATATATTTATACCATTTTCGCATATCTTCTGTATTCTTCAAATTTAATATTCTAATATTATTGTGACAAGTCATAGGAGCACGAAAACAAGCAACTTTATCTACATCTAAATCATTCCAATATTTAGAATAAAATTCACCTTTATCTAATAATCCTGTTACTTCTAATCCAAAAATACTTTGACATAAACTATATGGATCACCTGAAACTATAGAAAAATTAGCAGTAGTTTTAAGTACCCCTATCTTTGCTTCTGTTATTTTCTTCTTTATCATATTATGTATTTTATTTTTAACAAAAGGATCGTTAATCATTCTATTATCAATCATTAACGCTTTTATAAAATCATTTTCTTCTTTATTAAAATTTAATTTATCTAAATAAACACCTTTAAGAAATAAAATACTTTTCCTATAATCTTCATCAAGAATTTCACGTATTTCTTGTATAGTTGGTTTAATTAATTTTTCAATTCCATCATCATCTAAATATAAAGATTGTATGAATTGATAATTAAGGTATCTTTCATTTTCTAATTTTTCAGGAGTATGTTTAGTAATACTAAATGAATAACCATTATCTTTGCAACATTCTAAATAATGTTCAATTGAATTATAGGAATCCCAAAGTTTTAGCATTGAAGTAGTCAATATTAATTCCACACAACGAATATCTATATCATTATTCCATACATCTTTCACCATATAGTTTTTATTTGCTTTTTTCTCTGAAAAATAATGGAAATCGAAGGTAAAGACCATACCTTTACAGAAACTATTACGAAGACAATAACCACTAGGAATAAAATATTCTTTTCCTTCTTCATCTTCTTCTGTTATATTTTCAATTTCTTTAAACCATCTTCTACTTAAATCTGGAGAAATAAGTGCGTATCCATCACTATCAACTAATTCAATAGGATAATCTTTTTCATATGTAACTATAGGATATTTTGATATAGTATCATCTATTTTAATTACATTATCTGTAAAATTGGTCACACAATCATTTACAACTAATATACCATTTGGATTTGATACTGGTATACTTACTGATGTAACTAAACTTTTATATGCTTCTAGTTTTGCTGGTACAAATTCTTTACTCATATTTCTAGCATTATTAATTTTTTCTTCTAATCTATCATAAATATTCTCATTTACATAAGTTATAGTGTATTTTTTAACTCCTCCAGGAGTGCCAAATAAATGTTTAAATTTCATTCCATTAATGTAGAAGCCTTTTTTAAGATTCATCCTATTGAAATCTTTCATATTATCTATAATTACACATATATAATCTTCTATTAATAATAAATTATATATCTCATTATATAATGACTTAATTTTTCTTCTATTATCAATGGTTGTTGATAATTTTTTAATCCTATTTATTTCTTTACGTATATTTTTTACATCTTCATATTTTTGATTTGTATTAATTTTGTTTATATCATCAATAAATCTAATTAATTGACTTTCTGCTAAAGAAATTATCTCTCCTTTATCCATTGCTTCTTCAATAGTAATATTCAAATTCCATTTTGCTCTTTTTAATCTACTAGAATTAATTTTATATATAAATCTTTGTTGTGGATAATTTGTCAAATAATCACCTCCTTTATATTACATATTCAATTTTAATACCATAATATTCTTTTTTATTTCTAATAATATCAGGTATATATGTAGTAAATATATTAAATCCATAAACTTCTTTTGCACATTTTTCTAATTCAACACTAGAATTATAAATAATTTCATTATTGTTATATAATACTTTAATTTTCTTTGATGAACCATTATTTGCTACATAATCACACAATCCTAAATCATGTGCTTGTTTTAAAAATTTTCTTGCAGTTGTATTACTAACTTTCATTATAGTTCCAATTTCTCTTGGCGATAAATGTTTATTTTTATTATATATATCACTTGCTTCATAAATTCTACTTTTGCTAGCAAATTTATGACATTCTAACCAATCAATATTATTTAAATTTATTAATTCATTCAATTTACTATTTAATATATTATTTTTTATGTACTCTAAATCAGATTTTAAACATTCAATTCTAATAATTTCTATATTATTTTCTTTTGCTAATAATTCTTTATAATCGTCTATTTTAGTTACACTTTTGACAGATTTACCATTCATATTATTATTTTTATAATGAAATCCTCCATCCATTTCTAAAATATAATCTTTATCATTTAATTCAAAATAAAAATCATATCTTTTAGGTTTAATCCAATCTGGTGAAAATTCTGGTGTAAAATTTATACCTAATTGTTCTAATAAATTAAATGCTATTTTATTTGGATAACTGTGTTTATCACCACATTTTGGGCAACTTCCTCTATTTCTTTTTAGATCATTTTCTCTAATCTCTCCTTTGTCCCATCCACAACCACAACATTTAAATTTATACCATTTCATATTACCATGATGAGATTCTTCATATTTTTTAAATTGTTCTATTATTTCTATTATACAAAAATTTGTATGTATTATATCCCCAATTTTATATGTAAAATCTGTATGCCATTTACCAATTAAATTACCTATTTTCCCTGAAATAATATCTGTAGTACACATATCTAATATTTTATCATTATATTTTAATTTTGCTTTTTGTTTTTTAGGATTATAATCTATTATTAAAATTTTCCCATTTAAATCATCATAATAAAAATCAAAATATTCTCCTATTGATTTTCCCCAATCAATACCTCCATTAGAACTTCTAGATAATAATCTTAAATCTACTCTTTTAATATTTTGCTCATTATATTTAAACTCAAATTCATCTTTTAATAATCCACCTAATCTACATTGTCTAAATGAAGACGCTGTCATTTCATATGGTATATTATTTTTGTACTTAACAATTATATTTCTATTGTTTGGGTTATAATTAATAATTTCAATTTCTCCATCAACATCTTTATAAATAAAATTAACTTTATATCCAATACTTTCTTTCCAATTAAAAGTACCTTCTTTACCATGTCCTTCTTTACCCCATTTAGGTAAATCATCTAAAAATATTTTATTCAAATTTATCCTCCTTATAATTTATATTATTAATTCTATTAGTACAAGGGATTTATTTTTCTCTTGTACTAATAGAATTAACTAATCAACTAACAATCCATCATATAATCATTAAACCTTTCATAAACTTCATCTTTACCAATCCCATAAATCATCTCACACTTTTGTATAATTCCACCTTGTATCCATTCAAAAACATTTCCACTCACAAATTTACCATCAATATAAAATGGTTGACTACCTTTGAATTCCAACATCATGCCTATACTTTCATTTCTAACTCCATGACCTTTAACTAAATAATTATATTGTAAGAAAATTATTTCTAACCACAATTCACATCTAAATTCATCCTTAAAACATCTCATATTATCATCCATATATTCTATATACTCTGCTTTAACTTTTATATTTTTAGAAATTTCTTCGCCAAAAGTATCTACTGCAAAATTATGTAATTTTTCTTCCATAATAGATTCAATTTTATCTAAATCATATTCAGATACAATAAAACTCTTGTTAATAGTCATAATATTAATCTCCTTTTATTTATAATTTATTTTATATGTAAAAATATAAAAATTCTTAAAACCCACCTATAATTTCATCAATCAAATCATGATTCTCTTTTCTAAAATAACTTCTGCATTCACGGTCACAGAAAATATTGTCATCTACATCTTTCACAATATTTCTATCATTACTATTCAATTTCCTCAAACATTTAGCACAAAAATATGTATTATTATCACTTATATTATTATCACTTATATTATTATTCTGTATATTATTATTCTGTATATTATTTAATATGTTTTGTTTCAAAAGCCACAACTCCTAGTCTGTCTAAATCATTATCTCCTTGCTTACCATCAATCTCATTCAATAAAACTTCACTATATATCTCAATATCTAAATATTCCCCAGTATTATTAAACAACACAGACTCTAAATCCTCACTATTAACATGATAACTAAGCAATCCATTTATATCATCAATTTTATTTAATAGTCTGCCAGATTCATTAAATAGTATCTTACAACCTTTCATAATTTTAATTTCTATTTGATTATTTGAAGAGTAGCATATATTATAAAGTATGTCAGATATGTTGATTGTACCGGAAATAGAGGAGTTTAGGATATAATTTGCTTGTTCGTTGTAGGATAATTTTCCTGTATAAATTTTTGTACTATTGTTTTTATTTGTTTTATTATTCATATGTATTTTTCCTTCTTTCTATTAATATTTTATTATATTTTTATATTCTATCATTAAATCAATTAAATTAGCAACGAAAAATCTTCAAACATAAACTTACACATGAAAATTGAATTTAACTTAAAATATCTTCAATTTTTACCAACAAAAACGTCTATAAACTATTGTTATTATTGTATTTATAAGCAATTTTAATATTTTATAAAATCAAATCGCTTACAAATCCTTAATCTATAAGGGTTTTGACACATTTTATAAAACTATGTATTTTATATATTGAAGTACGAAATTCAATCAAAAATATGTATTAAACTTTACTATTATTTTTACCTTCTTTTAATTTTAATTTATGTTCTTTTAATTGCTCCAATTTTCCTTTAATCATAAATTTAACACATTCATGTAGTACATCTATATTCTTTTCATCACAGATATAAATACTTTCTGAATCACCTTCACATAATAAATTTAATTTTACACCTTTTGATTCTAATTGTGGTACAATATTATTACTTGTTTGTGTAGAAGGGAAAAAGATACCTAATTTGTTTTTATCATATCTGTATAATTCAATATTATATTTTCCTTTTAAATATGTATTGTTTTTCTTTGTGTGTTTATCTATTATTGTTTTTTGTGATAATATGTCTTTCTCATAGAATAGGGTATAAATACCTAAATATTTATTTATGGAAACATAACCTCCTTTCTTTGTAATTTATATACAATTAATACAATATAATTTAAACTTTATTCTTCATCCTTTTCTAATATTGTAAAAGTAACCATAGGATTATTTACATATTGCAATAATTCTGTTCTGATTATATTAGTTATTTTATCAAGAATAATAAGAATTGTTTCTTCTGGATTATTTAGATTGTTATTATTTGTTTCAAACTCAACTTTATATTCATATTTACCCATATAAATTATTCTCCTTTCTTATAAAAATTATCATAACATTTGTTTTCAATTTTTAACATATTGCAAATATTCATATTATTATCATCAATCCAATTTAAAAATTTAAAAACATTACATTCATTATATTTAATTTCTTTATTACAAATAGTTTTATATTTACATTCTTCTGTACAAAATTTATCAATTATACATTGATTTATAAAATTAATAATAAAAACCTCCTTTCTTTTATAAAATTTTTGTTGCTTTTGATTTACTTTTAAGATTCTTGTTTGTTTATTGATTAATTGTATTATAGCATGAGAGTAGGGTAGAAGTCAATAATTATTTTTATATTCTGTTAATTATATTTATTAAATATTTAAAAAATTATTATGTATTTTTATTACTTAATCTTTTCTCTGCAATATCACAATAATCTTTATTCATTTCAAATCCTATATGATCAAAACCTAATTCTCGACAAGCAATAAATGTTGTACCTGATCCTTCAAATGGATCTAAGCATATCCCATCAGGAGGAGTAACCAATGTAACTAAATACTTAATTAATGATAATGGTTTGACGCATGGATGATTATTCCCTTCACCACGTTCCTTTTTACTTGCTTTAGCACAATACTTGAAATTAATAACTTCATAATCACTATCATCATAATTACATTGTTTAAAGAATCTACTTCCTCCACCTGTATCATTTCTTGAAATTAATTTTCCTCTCCTTAATGGAGGTACACCCTGACCATTTGTTGCAATCCCTACTTCTGCATTTCCATTTGCTTTACCTGATTGACGAATACCACTTTGAGAATCTAATATTTTACCTGCATATTTATCCATAATAATATTTGCCGGAAATCTACCTTCATTATTATGTAATTGCTGTTTTTCACCATTAGAATTATCTTTATTATTTCCTATTTCTAATCCTGCTTTAGCATTATGTTGATAATTTTTACCTATTCTTGGATCATCATTTTCAACATATTCAACCCTACAATCATCAATATTAATTCCACCAGTGTTCCATTTTAGAACATTATCTACTATAGATTTTTCACTTATAGGTTTTCTTGCCACTATAATTGGTTCGTGTGCTGGTTTTAAGTTAGTACCATATCCGTTAAATTGTTTTGCTTCGTTTGTAGAAGGAGTAGTAATTGGAGTTTGTTTAATTTCTGGTTTCAATTGTTGTATTTTATCACTTTTAATTCCTCCACCATGTCTAGTCTTAAATTCTCCAGTTTCTTCTCTTTCAGCACCAAATTTCTTATCAATTTGTTTACTTATATCCATTGATTTGGGAAATCCACTTCCATAAATCCAATCAATTTGATCTCTTATTTCAAATCCTGCCAATCTTAAACTTATACACATTAAATCATATGTACGTGTTCCAGCAAAACATAATAAATATCCTCCTGGTTTTAATACTCTATATGCTTCTTTCCATATAGAAGGATTAGGAACAAATGAGTCCCAATCCTTATTCATAAATCCTTTTGAATTATGTATGTATTCTTCATTATTTAACCAATTAGTTAAAACTTCTACTATATTAGGTTCTTTAGATAATCCGTAAGGTGGGTCTGTGACGATTGATGATATTGAGTTATCTGGTAGTAACTTCATACCTTCTTTACAGTCTTGATTATAGATTTTATTTAGTTGTAGCAATATGGAGTCCTCCTTAAATTATTATATTTTTATTTATTATTTATATTATTCATCTTCCCAATCTTCTTCTTCAAAATCTTCAATATCATCAATAAAACTATTTCTTATGGTTTCCTTGCTAAAAATATCATATATAAATTTACTAATTCCCATCTCACGATTCCCATAAAATCTAGTAGATGATATAAAAAGCATCTGCTCTGCACGAGTCATACCAACATATAATAATCTCCGTTCTTCTGCTTCATTTCCAGATTTAGCATGAGGTAATAATCCATCATTAACTCCTGCTACAAATACTACCTTAAATTCTAATCCCTTTGACCGATGGCAGGTCATTACTTTAACTCTATCTTCACTATCTGAACCTTTAGAAAATCCTAATAAATTATCTACATCTTCAAGAAATTTATCAATATTATCATATTTATTTGCTAATACAACTAAAATATCTAAATTATCAATTTTTTCACTTCTAATATTACTTTCAGTATCTTCTTTTGATATGTATTTATCATAATCTAACTCTTTTCTAATAATATTTATTAAATCTCCAACTTTATATTTCTTTTTTCTTTTAATATTTAATATAATATCATGTATTTCATTAATACCTTTCTTATATCTCCATTCATTACTCCTAGGAAATAAAAGCATACTAGTAAATAATGATTTATTATATTTCTGTGAATATGTAGTAACTTCATTTAAAAATACATTACCTAAATATCTATTAGGAGAATTATATATTTGTTTAAATGCTTCATCATTATTAATATCTTTAACTAATCTAAGGTAGGAAATCATATCTTTTGTTTCTTTCTGTTCATAAAAGAGGTTGCTTCCAAAAATCTCATATGGTATATTATTCTTATATAGTCCTCTTTCAATCGCTTGTATTTGGTAATTTGTTCTAGTTAAAATAGCAAAATTAGAAAATTTACTATTACTATCTGAATTCTTTATCTCTAATATTTTATTTGCAATTCCTTCTGATTCACTAACCTCATCAGAAAAATAAGAAAACTCTGGTGATTTATGTTTGGGTTTGTGTGCAATAGATTCATAATAATATTTATGCGTAGTTTCTTTTGTACCTTTAACTAACTTATTAGATAATTCAACAATATCCTGAGAACTTCTATAGTTAGTATTAAGAGGGATGATGGTTGTATCAATCCAATCCTTATGGAAATCTATAAGATAGTTATTATTCGCCAAATTCCACTCGAAAATATTTTGCAAAGGATCACCGACCACAAAGACATTGTTATGTTTCTTACCTAATAATCTTAATATTTCATATTGTGCTAAATTTGTGTCTTGGAATTCATCATTTGAGATAAACCTATATCTATTTTGGTATCTTTCTCTTTCTGAATCATTGCTAGATAATAATTTATATGTATTAATTAACATATCATCAAAATCCATTAATTTTTCATTTTTCTTAGTTAATTCATATTTTTGATATATTTCTCTCATTGTATTAATTCCGTATGGCATATAATTAGTTTTTAAAATTTCATCATTATAATCTAATAAATTATTTTTCTGATAAGATATAAATGATAATATATCTTTAGTATTTACGTCTTTTTCATTATTTTCAATACCAAGAATCTTAACTACAATATTATTTATAAATTGTTTCTGTTGCCATACTTTAATTTTATTATGAAAATAATTATATTTACTTTCTTTCATCAATTTATTTCCGAGTGCGTGGAAAGTCTCTATTGTAATCCTGTTTATATCGTCACCAATTAATTTTGATAATCTTTCTTGCATATTTTCTTTTGCTTTAACGCTAAATGTGATTGCAAGTATATTTTCTGGTTTTACTTTATGTACAGTAATAAGATTAACTATTCTATTAGTTAGTACACTTGTCTTTCCAGATCCGGCACTCGCTAGTACACAGCAATTTCCTTCATAATGATTAATTGCTTTTAATTGATTCTCATTGAAATTCAAAATTATATATCCTCCTTATATTATTTATATTTCCATTGTAATTAATTGATAAGGATAAAAAGTATCCTTATCAATTAATATTAAATATCAATCATAATCTTTACTTAACGCTTGTTTCCAGCACTTACCACAGTAATCATTTAAACATTCAAAACTATCTCTTGGATAATTATCCAAACCTCTAGATTCAACACATCCAAGTTGAATAGCAGGTAGAAAACTATGATCATTTACTGACTTATAAAATTTATCAAAAGTTTCTTTACTCCATCCTAATATTTCATAACCTTTAATAATAATCATCCCTTTCTTACTTTTATTTTATTTAAACCATTTTAAAATTCCACTTACACCACCTTCAATATCAAAATTACCTCCATAATATACTCTTGGATTAATAATAATTCCTATATCAGTAAACTTAACAATAGGTTCATTATTAATAAAAACTATATCATTAAATGTTCTCTTTATACTACTTCTATGATAGTCTAATATATTTAACACATCTTTTGTTAATATTTTATTTATTTCAAATATATCATCTGTCTGATTAAAGCAAAGAATATTACTTTCTCTATGTATATATGGAATTAATTTAATAAATGCACCAATTTGACTATGTTTTCTGATATTGTTATTTTCATATAAAAATTTTATTGAGTTAATATAAATTCTAGTAAAGTCATTATATTGTTTTATTTTTTTATCTAATGCACCTTTTGATAAATATAAATTATTTAATTTTAACAATTTACCTTCTTTAGTTAATATATTAAGATTAATCATTTTGTTAAAAAATTTATCAAATCTTTCTCTGCTCATACTTAATAAATCTTTCATATCTTTTCTATTTATAGTTAAATAATTATCATAATTTAAATAAGTAGATATATAGAATAATTTAAAAATATCTTCTTGTAATATATCTATATTGTTATATAAACAATTATTATATCTAAATAAGGAAAATATAAATCCACCATTCTCATCATTCCATTTTTGAATATCAGTTTTATTAGATTCAATATCTGCATAAGGTAATATATTATAACCTATTTTATGAGGTTTCAAAGTATCTAACCAATATTGTTCATATTCTTTTAATCGATCTTCATTAACTTCATCTATTATTTCAAATGCAAAATTTTTTCCTCCAAATTCCTTCCAATCTCTTTGTAATTTAAAAGAATGATGACTATCTTTTTCTAACAATGATTTATGTTGACTCCATCTATTCTCAATATTTTTTGAACTACCTATGTATAACTTATTATTTATTATATTATAAATCTTATATACTCCAATTGTCATATAATATCTCCTTTATTTAATTAGTTGATGAGATAAACCATTTTGTAACCATTTCTTGTCCTTTCTTTAAATTAAAATTACCTCCATATATAACTTTTGGATTAACTATAATAAATGATTTACCTTCATCTGGATCATTTTTAACTGATGCTAAAATAGATTCACCATTGATTAATTTTATACTTAATAAAGAATTTATAAATTTTCTTACTCCATTTCTATGATAACCTATAATAATCTTTAATTCGTTAGCATTCATTAATTTTATATCATCTTCATAGCAATCAGGATTATGACATAATACATTCCTCTGTCTATGTATATAAGGAATTAGTTTAAAATATATGCCAAGTTGACTATGCTTACTTATATCAACATTTTCATATATAAATCTAATACTATTTACATATAACCTTGTAAAATTATTATCTACTTGTATTTCCTTTGTTATTTCTCCTTTCACAAAATATTCAGTATTAATTTTTATTATTTTATTTTCATAAATAAATATATTTGCATCTTTCATTCTTTTAAAAAATGTATCAAATCTTCTTTTCTTTATATTTAATACTTTCATCATTATACTTTTACTCATTTGATTATCTTCGTAAATAATAAATCCATTGTAATCCACATAAGTAGCTAAATAAAATAATTTAGTAATATCTTCTGGAGTAATTTCTTCATTTTTTTCTAAAATTAAATTAGAGTATTTAAACAATATGAAAACAAAACCACCAAATTGATTATTCCATTCTTTTGTTAATTCATTCATTTCTCTCTTTTTTATTGATTTCTGTATAGCATTTCTTTGTTCTAATGAAGTTATTTTTAATTTATCACCTTCATGAATTTCAATTGTTTCTCCTGTTTCTATATCTGCTAAAATTTTAACTACTTCTTTTTTACTACCTATTATTAAACACCCTCCTTTATTATATTTATAATGATGCACACTACATTGCATCTTTTTAATGGGTTTTGCACACTACGTTGCATTAAAAATTTTTACAAAATCAAGCAATACTAATGGTTTGTCGGATAATACTCTTCTCTTTCTCAAACTATCTAGTCCTCTATTAGTACAATGAGGATGAGATAATATAAATATGAGAAAAAAGAGAAGAAAAAGAATAATAAAATTAAATACAAATAAATAATAATATAAATATATTAATATTCTATAATATTATCCTCTAAATACTAAAAAATAAAATCCACAAACAATTAACACAGCAATTAAATGCACCTTTTTCACCTCCTTTATTGTATTTATTTTATTATTTATTAAATATTATTAATATATTTTACCTTGTTCATATTATACACAATAATAAAATAAATGTCAATAGTTATTTATATTAATATTCTATAAATAAAAAAATTAAAAAATAATAAAAATAAAAAAATACCATTGTCGCTTTCTTTTGCTTCTTTTCTTTGGCGACAAAAATTTTCTTTCGGCGTGCGGAGTGACGTAAGGAACGACAGCAGGACGTTAGAAAATTATGCAAAGAAAAGAAGAGATATAATTAAAAATAATATTTTCCACCTCCTTTCAATAAAATATATTTATCCTGTCCATATTATACTAAACATTCACACAGAAGTCAATAGAATAATAAAATAAATATAATAAATTATATATTCACACTACAATCCAATCCTTAAATTATTAATTTTCTTTTTAATATTTTCTTTTCTTGCATGAGTATATTTGCCACTGGTTGAAATAGATGAGTGTCCTAATTGATCTTGTAATTCAGGCAATGTTAATATACCTTGTTCTTGTGTAGACGTTGCCCAGTTATGACGAAGTGAATGCACTCCAACCTTACAATCATCACCATAACTATTAAATATATAATTAATTGTACTTTTATCTAGTTTCTCACTTCTTTCAGATAAAAATATATATTGACTATTAGCAAATTTATATCTTTCTCTAATTTTTAAATAATCCTTAATAACTTTTATTGCAACATCATTTAACAATATAACTCTTTCTTTATCACCTTTACCAATCAACTTCAATTCACCATTAATTAAATCTAAATTCCTCAATTTTAAATTTGTAATTTCTTCTCTCCTAATTCCTGTATGAGCAATCAGAAAAACAATAGCAATATTTCTATCTCTATGCAAATTATATTTATTACTAACTTTATCTAAGAATTCAGATACTTGTGATTCTGTTATATTTGTTGGATTACCTTTGCCTTGTATCTTTACAAAATCCCTTTTAATAACCTTCATACTATCAATTAATCCTAACATCAATAAAAACTCATTAAACGATTTAATTGCAGATAATTTTCTATTAATAGATGAAGATGATAAATTACTAATCTCTTCTTTATATCTAATAATAGAATCCCTACTAATTTCATCATGTAAAGTAAAGAAGTGATTTAAGTCTGACACATATGATGATATTGTATTATTTGATTTTGCTTGATTAATTAAATAATTTTTGTATTGCTCAATTTTATTTTTCATATTAATTTCTCCTTTGTAATGTAATTTATTTGTAAAATAATTCTACCATAATAATATTATTGTTGTCAATAGTAATATAAAAATAATTTTATAATATTATATTATTTGTCATACACTAAATATTACCATGTATAATATGTCATACAGTCAAATATAATTAAATATAACCGTCATACAAAATCAAAAAGGAGAGTGATTTATCAATGATGATCAGTTTTAGATTAAACAGGAAAAACGATAATGAATTAATTTTATTACTCAGTAAATATGAAAATAATAATATGTCTGAATTTATTAGAAATGCATTAAGGAATAATTTATTAACTAGTAAGGGTGTTGCCGAAGATCCATTTACTAATAATACATCCAATACGGATAATGTTGAAGTTAGGAATATTAATAAGAAAGCAGAAATTAATAAATCTAATGCCAATACAGATAACAAATCTAAAATTATTAAGTGGAATATTCCAAAATAAAATAAAAGGAATGTTAATTGAATAATGAAAACTTATTTATTATGGTACAATTCTGCTAGTGAAGGTGTGACATTAGATATTACTGATTTAATTGATGAATTAATAAAAGTTAAATTCTTACCAAGAAAATTTGTAGAAGAATTTATTAGAGAAGAATTCCATGCAGATGAAATATTTTATATGAATAATATAGGAAGTTTTACCAAAATGAATAAACAATTTAAAAATGTTAAAATTATTGTTAATGTTGATGAGAAATATGCACAGGAATATATTAATAGTAAATTGGAGGTGTGAGTTAATGAAAAAATATATTATATTATTAATTTGTTTACTATGCCCCACCCCTTGCTATGCGATGACCATTGGTGAATTAATGAAGAAAACTGTTGCTCCTGGAAGTCCTGGATTTGTTATATTAGAAATAATAGGAATAGCAATTGCATCATGGGTAGGAGAAAT